TCACAGCACCGCTCCCTCGTGGCCACCGTCCCTGGACGCGTACCGGAGCACGGTTTCCTGGCCCGGGATGTGCGGGAAGCCGCGAAAGTTCACGACATTGGCGAACTTCTCCGCGCAGGTCTCGATGCGCTTGTCGCATCCCGCGCGGGCGATGAAGGCGTCGCCCTCGGCGATCGGCCGGACCGGGGCTTCCAGCAAGGTGAGAATGGCGACGCCGTCGATCAGATCGTGACTCAGCACCTCCGTCTTGCGCCCGGCATTCGCGCCGCTGGTCCACTCGACGGTGCCGAAGGCGAACCAGCCGGGAGCGAAGGCGCCGAGCCCGGACGCCGTGAAGGCGCGATCCCGCAGCAGGTCGAGCACCGCGCCCGCGCCCTTGAAGGCCGGATCCTCCAGATCGACGCCGCAGCGGGCATCGCCAAGCTCGGCGTCGCAGGTCGCCTGGAAGGTCCGCCCGACCGTCTGGTTGAGGACATGCGCGAGCGAGCGCACCTCGGCCACGAAGGCGAGCCGCCCGCGCCGGATCTGGCCGATGGCGCCGCGCCGCATCAGCACGCGCTGGCCAGTGCCCAGCCAGTTCACCCGTCAGACCTCGACTTCCGCGTTGTCCCAGCGTCCGTCGAGGATGTCGGTCTCGGTGATCCGGTCGGAGGTCAGTACGCCCGTCGCATCCTGCGCATCGACCGACAGGTCCGAGCCCGAGCGCACCTCGGAGGCGGTCAGCCCGCTTTCCGGCTCGAAGTTTGTCCCGTCGAAGTTGAGGGGGCGGTCATGCTCGGTAAAACCGAGGGTGACCCCGTCGGCGCGGGTGATCCGCCACACCCAGGCGAGCGTCGTCGTGCCCTCGTCGAGGTGAGTTTGAAGGTCGGGTGAGAGGGTCTTCATCGGCAGGTTCCCGTCATGCGGTCGTCGAGATCGGCGATCCAGGTCGCCCAATCTGGCGGCACCTCAGCGATGGTCTCGGCGGGAGGCCGGGCGAGCCGCGCCTCGGCATAGGAGGCGCAGCCCGCGTCACCAGGCACCGTCGTTGTCGCGCAAGCGCTCAGCAGGGTCGCCAGCGGCGCGGCCATCACGAACTGCCTTGCGCCCGCGCTCCACGCGCTGGCTCTTGTCTTCCATCGCATCGTGTTCCGCCTCCCGTTTGCCATTTCGCTCCCCTTCGACGCGGCCCCAGAGCCGCCCGAGGACGACGCCCCCGATCGCGCCCAGAGAAGCGACCAGCCAGATCAGGAGATCAGCCATCGTCCCGCTCCCCGCGCGCCGCGGCGACGCAGAGGCCGACGACCAGAACGCCAAGGCCGCCGCCCACGACCAGACCTGCGAGAAACTCAATCATCGCCGCGGAACCCGCGTTCGATCCGGTCGCGCAGGCCGATCAGGCCGAGCCCGAGGAACATCAGCCCCGCGGGCGAGGCGTCGCCCGAGCCCGCCAGCAGTGCGACCAGCCGGGCGAGTTCGCCGAGCGGGCCGGTGGCGGGCAATGCGATGGACGCGATGCCGGTGAGCATGGCGAGGAGCCCCGCCCACCAGGTGAGCGAGGTCGGTCGAATGTAGCGCATGGGTCAGGCCCTCCGGATCAGGGTGGAAAAGAAGGTGACCAGGCGGGCGAGCCAGCCGGTCGGCGTGTCGGGCGCAGGGTCGAGGACCGGCGGCCTCGGCGTCCGTGACGGGCGCAGAAGCGCCAGCGCTTGCATCTCCGTCAGCCGCCGGATCGGCCGCGAGAAATCGACACGGCCGTCGCTGGCGACCGCCCAGACCGGAATGGTCCCGCCCGGATAGCGGCCATGGCGGAACAGGTCGCGTTCGGCCTCCCGGCGCGGAATGATCGCGGCCGGTCGCCGCCAGCCCATGAAAGCCGCAGCAGCAGCTTCGCGGTCCCCCGCGTTCAAGGCTCTCGTCAGCGCCGCCCGCGCGATGCCGCCGGTGTTGTAATGGAATGACACCAGCGCATCGAATTCGTGCGGCGCCAGCGGAACCCTCACCGCTGCCGCCACCTCTGCCTCGTAGCGCGCGAGATCGGCGCGAAAGAGCCGGAACGCCTCGCGGATCCCGGCGTCGAGATCGGTCGGCATCCCGCGCGGCATCATGGCCGGATCGGGCGGCCCGGCTGCGGCGGTGTGACCGATGCCGAAGGTCCAGACCTTGTTCGCATCGAGATAGGGTCCGGGCACGAGGGCCTCGTGCCGGACGAGGGCCAGCAGCCCCCGGTCGGTCATGTGCATGGGATTATCCGATGAGCGAGAGGATCAGGATCAGCGCCGCGATGGCGAGGCCGATGCGCAGACGGTGTGCGAAGGCCTGACGGGCATCGACAGGATCGCAGCGCAGGGCGCGCGCGAGGCGGAGAAGCTCATTCATCGCCGCCGCCGTCCTTCGCGCGGCGCAGCCGGGCAAGCGCGACTTCGATGAAAGCCGGCCCGAAAACGCCGACGAGATAGGCGGCCGAGCCAGCAGCGCCCCCGGCCGGGATCGCCTCGGGCGGCAGGCCGAGCCAGCGCGCGACGACGGCCATCGACAGGCTGCCCATCCCGGCCGCGATCAGCCCGCCGAGCAGGATGTGGCGCAGCGCGTCACGCAGGCGCATCTTCGTGGTCAGCGCATTGGTGGCGCCGCCGAGCGCGCCCCAGGCGGCGAGGATCACCGCCGTCGAGGCCGCGAGATCACGCAGGACCGCGGCGATGAAGCCGGTCTCTTCGTTCATCGCCGAATCTCCAGAAGCGGGATGGAGGTGATCGAGCCGAGCCGCTCGAGGTCGAGCGTCACGTCGAGCGCGTCGGTGTCGAAGCGGACCGGCACGTCGAACTCGCAGCCTGCGGTGACGTTGACACCTGCGGCGGGGGCCGCGTCGAAGGTGACGACACCGGTCGTGGCGTCGACGGTCCAGCCGCTGCCCTGCTCGGTGCCATCGAGCGCGATGCGCACGCTGCCCGCCACCGGCTTGGCGATGGCGCGGGTCCAGGACTGCGCGCCGGAGGTGTAGCGCTTCACCAGCTGGAACGCGGTCTGCGCACCATTCCCGGTGCCGATCGCCTGATCGGTGGGCGATGGCGTGCCCGACGGCAGGCAGGACTTGTGGTCGCCCCAGTCCTTGAACCGGAAGCCATGCAGGCGACCGTTGCGCGCCTCGAAGAAGGCGACGACGGCGGCGAGATCGTCGGCGCGGCGGATGCCATAGGCGACGTCGTAGCGGCGGCGGCTGTTCGCCCAGCTGGCGTTGCGCTCCTCGTCGCCCGAGGCCAATTCCACGATCTGCGTGCGTCGTTCCGGACCGCCGCGCGCGCCCCGGCTGATGGTGTCGGGGAACCGGACTTCATGGAAGGCCATCAGAGACCCCTCCGACCGAGCGACACCGCGCGGGCGATGTCGGCCGCGACCTGCGCGCGCGATTGGCGGAAGCTTTCGGCATCGCGGGCCATGATGGTGACGTTCACGCCACCGCCCGCGCCGTAGGATTGCGCCTCGCGCCGCGACAGCACCCGCTCGCCGCGCTGCAGGATCGCCGGAACCTCGTCGGGCCGGAGGCCCGCAAAGCCAGAGGTGGGGCGAAGCCCGGCCGTGCCCCCACCATGCATCCGGGGCGCGGCCGCGAAGGCCATAGCCGGGACCATCCGCGTTGGTGCCGCGGCCCCGACCAGGCCGCCCGCATGCAGGACGTTCGCGAACAGCCCCTCCGCGCCGCCGAGGACGCCCCCGGGCGCATTGGCGATGGGGCCGAGGATGAAGCGGCGCGCCGCGAGTCTGGCGAGATCGGCCAGCAGCGAAGTGACCAGGTCGCGGAAGTTGAGCTTGCCGGTCTTCACGAACTCGCCGACGGCGTTCTCGGCCGACTGGAAGGCGCCGACGAGGCTCTGGCCGATGTCGCCGCCGATCTCGCGCACCTTGGCCGCGTAGTCGCTGAGCGCCGCCGTGACCGCCTGCCAGCCGGTGACCGCGGCCTCGGTCGCGGGCTCGGCGGCTGCAGCGGCAGCCCCGGCGGCGGCGCCCGCATTCGTGGCCGCGCGCCCGGCATTGCCGAGCGCGGTCTCGAAGCGTTCTGCCGAAGCGGTCGCGTCACCAAGCGCATCGGCGCCCACGCCGTCGCTTCCTCGCATTGCATCGCGCAGGACCTGCATCGCGACGCCCACGCCGTCGAACGCGCCCGCACGGGTGTCCGTTGCGCGCTGACGAAATCTGTCGGCCAACACGCCGGCATTGCTGGCCGCGTGATCGAGCACCGAGGCCCGGGAGAGCGCGCCGAACACGTCGATCCGCGCGTCGGCGCCGATGTTGTCGGCCACGGCGTTGAAGGTCGGCCCGATGGTTGCCAGAAAATCCGCCCATCTGTTCGACATGAAGGCCATCAGCCGGAGCCAGATCGCTTCGATGTCGGCCCGGATCGCCCGGAAGTCGTCGGCGAAGGATCCAGCCTTGGCCTTGATGCCGTCCCAGACCGCACGCGCGACATTGCCCATGAGTTTGAGTGCGTTCCCGAAGCCGCCCGCGCCGCGCACGAGTTGCCCGAACCGGTAGATCAGTTCTCCCGCACCGACGATCAGCGCGCCGATGCCGGTGCGGATCAGCGCCCCGCGCAGGACGACCAGTGCCGTGGCGAGCCCGCGCACCGAGACCGCGGCGACGACGAGCCCCGCGACCCAGCGGCCCGCGAGGAACGCGGCGAAGGTGGCCGCAAAGGTGGTCAGACGGCCGATGTTGTCGAAGAGGCCGCGAATGGCGATCCCAAGCGGCCCGGTGCGGCTCGCGACCGCGGCCATGGCGTCAGCGACGGCTTCCAGCGCCGGAGCCGCGGCGACCGCCAGCTGGTTCGAGAGCCCGCGCCAGATCAGCCCGAGCCGCGAGATCGCGTCGTTCGTCCGCTCGATCTGGTCGGCGTCCTGCTCGGAGACGACGACGCCGAAGGCAAGAACGTCCTCGGTCGCCTGACGAAGCGTCGCGGTGTCGATCCGCGACATGGCGATGGAGCCTTCCTCGCCGAAGAGCTGGCCCGCCACCGCCGCGCGCTCTGCGGCGGGCACGAAACTCTCGATGGCGGCATTGATCGCACCCACCCGCTGGTCCAGCGGCAGGGCGATCAGGTCGCTGGCCGAGAGCCCCAGCCGGTCCAGCGCATCCGCCGCGGGACCGGTGCCGGCGGCCGCCTGGCTGAGACGGCGCGTCAGATCCTTCGTCGCCTGTTCGATGCCGGACATCGAGACGCCCGCAAGCTCGCCCGCGCGCTCCAGGGTCTGGATCGAGGCCACCGTGGTGCCGAGCGACTGCGCCAGCTTGGCCTGAGCATCGACCGTCTGCAGACCGGAGCGGATCATAGCCACGCCCGCGGCGGCCGCCGCAGCCACGGCGGCGGCGGCCGCGACCCGGACCCGCCGAGAGAAGGCCGCGAGCCGGGCATTCGCCGCCTCCATCTCGCGGCTGAGCCGTCCGAAGCCGCGTGACCCGGCTTCGCCGACACCTTCCAGTTCGGCGCGCACCTGCCGTCCGCCCACGGCCGCGAGGCGGACGGAGACACGTTTTTCTGCCATCGCTCAGGATCCTTGCTTTCGTCGCGCAAGCGTCTTACCTTTTTGGCATCGATCAACAGTGAGTATGACCATGCCGGAGACCGCGACCCTCTCCTCGAAGTTCCAGATCTCGATCCCGAAGGCGATCCGCGCCGCGCAGCATTGGGAGGCGGGGCTGACCTTCGCCTTCATCCCCAAGGGCACCGGCGTGCTTCTGGTGCCGGTCCCGAAACGGGAGGCGCTGAAAGGCCTCGCGCGCGGTGCGTCCGCCACCGGTTATCGCGACCGCTCGGACCGCTTCTGATGGTGCTGGTCGACACCTCGGCCTGGATCGAATGGCTGATCGGCTCGCCGACCGGCGACAAGCTGGCCGGGCATCTGCCCGATCAGGCTGACTGGCTGGCGCCGACCATGGTCCAGCTGGAGCTGGCGAAATGGCTCACCCGCGAGGCGGGCGAGGACAAGGCCGATCAGGTGATCGCCTTCACGCAGGTCTGTCACGTCGTGCCGCTCGACACCGAGATCGCCCTTGCGGCGGCGGAGGCGTGCCGAGAACACAAGCTGGCGACGGCGGACGCGATCATCTTCGCGACCGCCCGGGCACAGGGTGCGACACTCCTGACCTGCGACAAGCATTTCGAGGGGCTGCCGGGCGTCACCCTGATCGAGAAGATCAAAAGCTGATCCCGGGTCGGCCCTCCGGTCGTTCCATCTGTTCGTTGAGCCTGGCCACCATCACCGCCTCGATGACGGGCAGCAGTTCGGCCATGGCGAGCGGCGGCACGCCGAGCGCGTCACCGAGCGCCAGCGCGGCCGACATGTCCCAGCC